TGCTTATTTGAAGGTATCGAAAAAATTTATGATGTACGCCCCCAAAATCTCATTAAGAGCTGAAAAAGGCATGTTGTTATAATTGCCACCGGTACAGGGAAATTCACCGTTAAGCTTTGCCTGTGTCTGCTGTAACAGTCCTTTGATAGCCTTGTAAGCTTCTGAGGCGCTTACACCGCCTATTTCAATCAAAGAGACAATCTCTTTAGCGGTTGTTTTCTCGCCGTCTGCTTTCGCTGAAACTTCACGATTTGAACTTCCTGCAAGCTCTGTTGAAGACTTAACCAGCCTACCTAAAAATGCGGAAAGTTGAGACATGTTTTCAGCACATTCAGCAGTCGGAGCGGACATTTCAATAAATGTTATTTCGTGTTCTTCCCCGCCTGTCTGAATTGCAAATGGTTTTTCAAATGTATACATCATAATAATCACCGTTCCTTGTTTTTATTATTTGTTGTTAATGTTAATTAGTTAAGCTGGTCGCCCTCTATTGAAACACCAATAGAGCCGTCTGTACCTGTTGAGCTGTCGCCGTCATTGAGAAGTACGCCAGAAGCCATAACCCGGCTAAACTCGCCGTTAACTTCAACGGCTTTAACAGAAACGCTATTACGCTGTCTAAGCGTGCGGATATTTTTATCATTTGCCAGAGTATTAGGAAGTTCGCCTTTCATCATTCCTTTAGCTTCCTCATAGTTTTCGCTATAATGAACTTCTCCGGCTGTTCCTTTTGCGCTTCGAGCCGGAAAACCATCACGATAATAAAATGTGTCGGGCAATAGCGTAAATTCAAATTCATCAATAGTCCATCTTACTTCACCGGTTATTCTTTTCATTTTATTTATCTCCTGTTAGATTTTATATATTAAAGTTCCTGCGGATTAAAAGAAATCTGCAACGGAATAAAAATACTGCGAACCTGGGTAACAATCGGCAGTATTCCAGAAATATCAATGTTTCCGGTTCTTGCGTTAATTGTTACTGTCAAGTTATCCATGAACACATCAATAACCTGCTGTCCGTTTGACATTTCGCCGGATTGAAGTAATACGTAATCTTCACCTGCAAGGGTCAAGTAATACCGCTTCATGTCCGCTTTAATGCTTTTTGTGTCCGCAAACGCATATCCCTGTACGGCTCTGCCGTTTGTCAGGCGTTTTTGCGCATAGTCGGACTTGAGAGCATTAAAGATATATTCACGGGCTGCGGTTGCTGTATCTACATAGTTGAGATATTTATATGATACATCTGCAACGCCCTGAGCATTAGTCTTGTAAGTTGTATAAATATCGCCGGTTATAATTGCGTTATCTGCAAGGTTGTTTCCGATAACTGAAACATTTGCGTCAATTAAGTCAGCGACTTCTGCCTTTGTCCAGCCCTCACCAGTCGGAATAACCGGCAAAGATAGCGGAGTATTATGATATGGCAGACTGTTTGTATGCGCCCCTGACTTCTGGTCGTTGACTTCGGTTGTAACGACATAATCAGTAATCGGCTGTACCGGGTCAGATTCAAGTCGTAAAGCCCTTACAGAAGCAAACTGAACGCTGATATTATACAGCATTTCAAATATTGCGGTTCCCTTTTTAGCATCTTTTGCAACTGGTTTGTCAGCAAAAAGCACAAGAGATTGTGAGTTTTCGGCATCTCCGACAGTAACAACATCGGCTTTTGCATCTGAAATAGCCGTAAACAACCGTCCGTCAATTACTTCATTTGAGGCGTTAAACCGGCTGTCAAGCAGAGTTTCAAATGTTGATATTCCGTATTCGTAAGGAATTACAACATCTGTACGCTTAACCAGCAAGTCAGCAATTCCGGTCATGCTTGGGTCGGTAGCCCCGCCAGACATAGCGGTAAGTGTAATTGTAACGCTTGGAATAGTACCATCTACCATAAGCCCGATTGAGTTTCCAACAGTACCGGCATTTTTTGCGGTAATAGCGACAGAGCCGCCAGTGTTAACTGCTGTAACAAGAGAGTCAGTATCCGCTGTGATTGCTGCCACTAGAGCATCGCCTATGTCGGTTACTGTATCGCCTGAAGTAATATCAAGTTCATACGCAAAATCGTCAGAACCGATAGAAACGGTAATTGTAGCCGCCGCCGATGCTGCACCGGCAGTAAAGGCTATAGTTCCGGCCGCCTTGCTTGTTCCGTTGTCTGCAAGTGCGATAACATCTACTTGAGATACGGTGTTAATTTTTTTGAAATTGTCAATCATGTTAGCCAGCATCGAACCAGCACCGAAAAGAGTATCGGCATCGTAAATGTCAATATCCTCTAGTAATATTCCGGCTGTTGCGGTTCCTGCTGCGAGTTTCTGCCCGATAATGGTCGTGATTTTCGGAGCGACAGAAGCAACAGGAGCTTCCGGCACTATCGGAGCATTAATGTAAGGGAGCGAGATTCTTTGAGCCATTTTTTTTAAACTCCTTTATTAAGTTTGGTTATCTGGTTCTAGTTCAATATCGAAACTTCCATCTATATTATGCACTGCAACGCTGTTAGGAATATAGCAGTCTTCTGCTACAATGTCAACAGTTACAGCAAAATTATATTGATGGACGTAAAGTGCTCTGTTATATAAATAAAACCCATCGCCAGTATAATATATACCGTTGTATGGATTATAATATAAATCATCCGGGAAATAAGCGCATAGGGCGTTTATCAAAGCTTTTTTAAGTTCGTTTCTTGCCTCATCTGCCGCATCCACCGGGGTATATGTATTTGTCGCCGGAATGAACATATAGGCGGTTAGAGGCTCTTCTGTTTCCTGCTGGTAGTATGCCCCGGCTTCATGGCGATAAGTAAAGTCAGATGTAATGCGCCTGTCTTTTGAAACATTAACGTCTTCCATAACCATAAACAGCCAGTAATCATTAGGCGACTGCCTTGTATAAGCTTCCATTGCCCTTTGATCTGATATTTCCCCGGTTATTCGGACATCACTTAAATTATAAAACCTGCCACCAGCCGGAGCAGTAAAAGCGTATGGATGTTCAACCGCTATTGTAAATGTAGTTGTATCTGGTACGCTTGCCACTGTAAATATACCGTTAAGAATAGGTAAATCAGGCTCTTCAAGATATGGCGAACCGTTCGGGTATTTCGGATTATCAGCGTCAAACTCAAAATAGAAGTTTCTGCGGTCAGGAGTTGAAACTATATCAAAAGTGCCGTTAAATTCTGAATTATCAGCGCCACCTATGGTTACGGTTGTTTTTAAATTTGTTATGCTTGGATTATTCTGTACAAAAGTTAAATCATCGGGATAAGTAGTAGAAGCTAAAGCCGTTCCGTCATACTGATTTTCAATCTCAATAAGCGGATTAATAAAAGTTATATCTCTAATGTTTATTTCGTCTCCGGCGGTTAACCCGTGAGCGGCGGCGGTTGTAATAGTAGCTACCCCGCTTGCAGATACATAGCTTGCTACATCTATCCAGCTATGAAAGCGGGTAGTATGCAAAGGTAAATGTATTCGTAAGTGTCTTTCTATGTCTCTTAGCTTCATTGTCCTATATTCCTTAATACAGATGTAAGCATTATTTTTTCCATTTTTGGTCTAACTTTTCTATGCGCCAAAGTTAGGAATGGACGAGGTGCAACCTTTTTCCATACCGGAGTTTTTAGCGGTGAATCATTTTGTAAATATACTGAAAATGGCGCATCCGTGCCAGCTCCAAAACGCATATCAAGCCCGCTTGTTTCGCTATGTATAGATTTTCTTAACCGCCCGGTCTGGTTAGCCGGATAAGCCCCAGGCTGCGAAGACCTGGTACGCTTGCCATTAACATAATAAACCCTATAGGTCTTTGGGGATGCAAGTATCCCGGCTTTGGCAGTGTCTACAAGATCGCCGCCTATTTCCTTATTGCCCTCAATCATGCCATTACGAAAGCATCTGCTGCTTAATGCTTTTTGCATTTGCGGTGTAATTGTTGGCAATTTTACATATACGTCAATCATTTTAATAGTTCGCCAGATTTGAGGTTGTTCCGGCTTCAACTGTTGTAATCTTTGTAAACATATTATCTTCGTCAACGTCATTGACCCCGATAACAGTATAATATTTATTGTTAAATTTAATCGTGTAATTCTTTTGTACTGTTTTCCCACGCCTGATATAAAACTCATGGCTGGTTATCTGGCTTAAGTTTGTGCCGTCAAAGTTTTGCACATCAGCACCTACTAGCGCACGCTGTTTAATTGCCGCTTTGGTCTTGACAAAACTAGTCATATCCATCTCGTAGCCCTCTACATCGGGCTCGATTTTGCGGTCTATAATCCATATTGTATGCTTTAAGTCTCCAGAGCATACCTTACGGTTATTAAATTTTATGCGTTCACAACTAGCCATTTACTTGCTCTTTTTTGCGGCCTGTTCTTTGGCTTCTTTTGGCTCTTTAACTAACTCGATAAAGCCATATTTTAACAGACATTTTTTTGCTTCAATAGTTAATGCGATTGCCTTTACATGGTCTTTTTTGCCGTATTTGCAATCCCTTAAAAACTTTACTTTTACAAGCTCTTTCATAGTTCATAAATCCTATATGGGTTATAAAATCTTTTTGAGGCAACCGAAAGACTATCATTAGCATTTTCGTTTGAACAGTCGCCACGGTTAGCGTATAAATATGCAACGTGCTCTAATAGCCCTTGCTTCAAGCTAGGTACTACATCGGCAGTTGCGCTATACAATCCAGCCTTAAACGTAATTGTTATCTGGCTAGGATAGTTAGCAAGTGTCGGATAATCAAAAGTGTCTTTAAAATATATCCTGCCAAATGGATACTCGCTAATTGCCTTATAGTCTGCGCTGTCAACCGTCTGATCTACATCGTCCTCATCGTTATACTTAATTGACGTTACGCTAATTAAAGGTCTGCGCTTTAGCTCCATAGGACACGTCCAGCAGGTTCTATTAGTTGTATAAGTAGATTCCATGAGGGTAGTATTTGTATATCCCTCAAAGGCATCGGCAGCAGCTCCAATAAGAGCAGTTATATAATCATCGTCATCCGTAAAATCGCTATCTATATTAAGTTGCTTTTTGGCTTCCGCTAAAGAAAGTGGCAGGGCGGCAACCCGTGAAACAAGGATATATCGGAACGGAGAAGGACATGCCGCCGCCCTGCCATAAATACAATTGCCATAATATCTACATTCCATTTATTGTATGCCTTGATTTACTTTTTGCTTTTATTTTTAGGTTTAGATTTGTTTTCTTTTGCTGGAGTAACCATCTTGTTTTCAGGTTCAACTTTTTGTACTTTAGCCTCTGCCTCTGCTTTAGCCTCGTAAGCCTCGCAATATCCCTGATCGCAGAGAGATTCAGCATCTTCTGCCGGAAAGTCGGCTATATCACCAGCCTTGTACTCGGTTGCGTTTATTCCATCGTGGGAATATCTCAATCCGTCAATTCTTACTTTAACTTGCATTTGTCATATCCTCGCTTTTAAATTAAGGGGCCATATAGCCCCCATGTTTTAGCGTACGGTTGCGTTATGCGGATTGCCTAACGTAATGACAGAACCAGCGGTAAAGCTTGCTGAGTTGTCAGAGGTATAGGTAATCTGGGCATAGCGTTTAGTTGACACAAAACCACAAGATGTGATAGTATTTGCAGTATCAAGCGTGGAAAAACTGCCGATAAGCCTTGCAGCCGGTATTTCAGTTGCGCTTGCCATTGCAGAATCGTCAGATTCCTCGATTTTGCTGATTGTCAAATCACCAGCGGATACAGCTCCAAGAAAAGTACATATAGAAGCGGATTCGTATCCGGCAGTATCTATAATATTTCCAGCGGTATCGGTATCAGAAGCGATAGCCTGAACATTCAGGGCAAGCTTCTCTACTACGTTGTTATAAAGGTCTTTGTGCATTTTTCAGCTCCTTTTTTAAGTATTAATTAAAGGGCGGCAATCACCGCCCAGTATTGGTTATGCCTTGATCTTCAAGATTTTCAGGGCGCGACCCATTTTCAACCGACCGTCATTACGGCGGCGAATACGGTACGTTACAACCTGTGCAGAAGTAACATCGTCAACGATAACGCTAAATCCATTACGTTCAGTAAGGCTGTAAGCTTCTTTAAAGTCGCCGTAAATTACTGCAAAATTGCCAGCAGTTGCGGCATTAGAAATAGCGGCATCAAACTTAACAGGGGCTCCCATTATAGTCATAGATACGCCATTACGGTTAAAGAAGTTAATCTGATTCATCAGCTTCAACTGTCCGCCGCTGTCTTTGTCAACGAGCAATTCAAAGAACGAAGTTCTGTTCATTGCGTACGCCGCATTGTCATGATAAGCATCGCTCAACGCTTTAGGAAGCAGACTGATAACATCTTCCCAAGAAATGCTAGTAGAAGCATAACTAGTTATCTGCTCAATAGTGCTCTGAGTAGTGCCGGACGCATAAGTCAACAGGCCTTTAGGTTTGTCAACGCCATTACCGAGAACAACCTGAGCCGCAGTTTTACGGATAATTCCCTGCCGTGCTTTTCCGAGTACGTCAACTTCTACACCGCCCTGAATAAAAGCATCTTCAAGCTCAATACGAGTGATAGTTGTCTTGAAAATCTGTTCAGTCAGGTTCCATGTTACAAGTTTGTAATCCGGAGCGTGCTCGGTAGGATCGGCATTAGCCAACTCGTTGAGATATGAAGCTGAATCATAATCTGCATCGTCAACAGCCTGCTTGTATTCACCGGTTGCGACATTTTTAATATCAATCAAATCGAGTACACCGCGCAAATCAAACTTCTTGTTGATAAGCGTTTGGTCGTACTGAGGAGCGGTAATGTAGCCGCCCTGCGGATCAATAATAGAGTTAATAGTTGTCTTTTCTTCCGGAGTAAGAAGTCCGGCTTTGCAACACAAGATTTTATCGTATGCGCTTTTGACCAGTCCGGCATCTTTCATTTCAATAGTGGGAGCCCCAGGATTGAACGCTTTCAAGTTATGATTGAAAACATCAAGTTGCTTTTTGGTAAATCCTTTTTCGTCTTGTGCGCCGCCTTGTTCCATGTTGGCAATAGCTTTTTCAAGCTCTTCATTGCGCTTTTTAACTTCGGCGATTGCGTCAGCTTGCTTTTTGTCCATTTCGTCAAACTTAGACATAAAAGATTTTGCTGCCGCCTCTTGCTCGGATTTGTATTCAGCAAGGTCATTCCCGGTTTTTTCTTCTTTGTCTTTACGTTTTTTAGCGATTTCAAGAACTTCCGCAAAATTCTGCTTAAGCTCGTCAACCTCTTTTCTGGTTACTTCGTCAGCCATGATAAGCCTCCAATGTGTTGTTAGATTAGTTTTTTAAGTTCGGCGATAGTCTCTTCAAGCTTATCATCAACGATAGACTTGTTGTCTCTGTCATCACTTACATCGGCAACTTTTATCTTAGAGATAATCGCTTTAGCTTCTTTATTTGTAAAACCCTTTGACTTCAATAGCTTTTCCATATCAGCCAGAGTTTCAACGTCTTTTATATTATACTCTGCGTTTCCACTTTTTTCAAATGGACTCATTAAATCTTCATCGTCAAAATCTTCACGCATCTTTTTATAGTATCTGTTAATGTTTGCGATAACCCCGTTTCTGTCTTTGTCGGGAATATCAACACCGCCGCGAGCCCCGGACATAGCGCCAGCCGCCGCAAATATAGCACGAGGAACGGCTTTAAGCTTACCGTCTACCACATCAGCAATCGGCAGTTTATAACCGCCAAACTCATCGGACATATCCGCATTGAACCATAAAAACGCCTTGCGATAGTCGCTTGATGGAGCTTTCTCGCTATCAAACATAGCACGTACACGCTTAATCGCTTCGGTACTATCCCATTCCATTTCACGGTCTGCAAATGGTAAATTTTGGTATGGTACAACCGACTTCATATTTGTTATTACCGCTCTTTCATTCATCGGGAATGTAACCGGTGAAAACTCCATCAGTGTCATTTCCTCGAGTATGCGGATTCTATCTCCGTTAATATCTTCAAAGCGCATCTTTTTAGGATCATAACTAATTGACAAACCACCGATAGACTTTGCTTTAAGTTGTGGAATTATACGTCCGGTAACAAAAGTATCTGAAAGCGGAAGTCTGCCAGTAACGGCTAACCCCTCACTAACTTCTTTCAGAGATGAGCAAATACCAATAGGTTCATCCCAGTCATGTTGCCATAGAATAGGCGGGAACCTATCTTTACCGCTGTTAACATTGTCAATATATTTTAAAAACGCTCCGGGAATAATCATATCATCGCCGTGGTCAATATTATTAAAAGCGGCAGCCAGCCCCTCGAACTCAAAGTATTTTTCGCCGTCAATGGTTATTTCTTTTGTGCTTTTAACCTGAAACGGTAAGTCTCTTTGTTTTTTCTCGTATCCCATTTTATAGCTCCTTAAATTTAAATTAGTTTGTCAAACTTATGCATCTGCATCTAACCACATTCCATATCGAAGCCCCAAGCGACATATCACCGGGAAATCTAAGCATTTCACCACCGACAATGTACGGCTCCTGTATTGCTCTTTTCTGCCCATTAGCCCTTGCGTGAGCCGCTCTAACCATCTGATCGCCCATTGTCATCCATTCTTTCTCTATAACTTGCTGAACTACTCTGTTTTTTTTTAGCTCATCGTTAAGTCTTTGCGCTTCTGTAAATTTTGATTCCTCGGCTACTGCCTGAGTTTCAGTCTCGGCGATTAGTTCAGATCGTCCCGGGTTGCGCTCTTTTATTTTATCCTGCGCTTGTTTTGCTGTTTCCGCATTGGTTAATCGGATATTATTAGATACAGCATCGTTAATCACGCTTGTTACAGAGTTTGTCATAATCTCGTTTGTTGTCTCTGTAATTATCTTTGCTTGGCTTTTAGCCCGCCCAAGTATCAATAACAGTATAGTTGCGTTTATTTCATCTGTCAAGCTGTTTCTCGTTTCCAGTACTGGCTTTAAATCTTCATTTCCTGCGTCTATTGATTCTTGCAAAAGCCGCTTATAATCGTTTTTAAAGTATTCAGAAACCCGGCGATAAGATGTGCGCAGGATAGTTGTTAGCTCTTCCTGGTATTCAGAAGCGTTAATTATTTCGCCAGTTGCGGTATATAAAATTCTGAAATCATCGGCAATCTTATTTAGCAAAGCAAGCACAGACCTTGCAAGCGACTTTTCAAAAACAAGCTTCTGCTCGTCTGTTTCCTGCGCCCTTGCAATCTTTTCTTTTTGCGTTTGTTCAACTATTGCCATTATTATCTACCTATAGTATTGTGGTTTTCTTATATATCCATAAAAGATATGTATATATGTTTTCTCTATCAAGTCTACCATTCTATGTCCTTGCAGTATACTTCTTTTTCCAATATATTCTTGAGAAACAAATTTCCATTCATTATGATAGAATATCCATAAATATAGTGAATGAAAATAAATTTTAATTTTCTTAATCATTATTCAACCTCTTTTTGTTTTTGTTCAATTTCTGCTTGAGAGTATCCCTTTAGTTTCATTAGTTCAGCAAGCCGTTCTTTGTTAATCTGTTTTGAGTTTTCAGTCGTAGCAACCGGTACTAGGTTCATAGGCTGATATACTACATTTCCACCCTCTTTTAAGGCAGGATAGTTAAACATATTACGGACTTCATCAAAAGTAAACACGCCAGTCTTGGCCTTGTTTCGGTCAATTTCAGAGTTAACTAAATCAAGAGCTGGTA